ACTTGAAACAATTACAAAAATTGGTCACCAAAGCATCGACAATAGCGGAGAGATTGGGTCTTCCAATCTTCTCGTTTGATTTTGGCAGATGTATAAGGTGTGAGGGTGATGTTGTACATTACCCCGAAGCCATAGACGTTAAGAACGACAATTTTAACGTCCTCTGCAATCAATGTGGAGAAATATTAAAACAAAGCTGAAGAAGGAGAAATTAAATGGGGAATCTAACAGAAACGAGTCACTTTGAAGAATTACTCACAGAACAGGAGAATGAATTTGATGTAGAAAATCTTGACGTTACTAACGATAACGTAGAGAGGGTTCTCTATTCTTATAGGTCACTTGAACGACAAGTAGACGAATTAAACGAGAGAAAGAACGCTAGTATTGATTTTTATGACTTGGAAATAAAAAAAATAGAAAATAATATGAATTATAAGTCAAACGTACTTCGGTCTTTTGTGGAGGTAAACAATCAAAAAACAATGAAGTTCCCAAACGGAACAATGTCAATCCGCAAATCTACCAAGCACGTACATTCGGGAAGTGAAAAGAAACTTATCGAGTGGTGTGAAAAGGCAGACAAAAACAACGAATTTGGTCTAGTTAAGGAAATAAGAAGACCAAGTAAGTCGGCAATAATTAAGTTTATTAAGGACACGGGATTTTCCCCAGACGATTGGGACATAATTGAAAAGTCGTCATTCAATATCAAAACACAATAACAAGGAGTAACTATGCCTGTAAACATTCACGGGAAAGAGTACAAAACGGTAGCAGAGAGATTAAACGAGTTCTATGCCAAGTATAAAGGTGCAGAAACGTCAATACATACTGAAATATTAAAGGACGAAGATAATATTGTCCAAGTTAAGGCAACTATTTCAGTAACGGGAGAAGAAAATCCTATTCTATTTGGAACAGGACACGCAGAGGAAGACAGAGGCAAAGGGAGAATCAACGACACATCTGCACTAGAAAACGCTGAAACATCTGCAATAGGAAGGGCGTTGGCTAGCATTGGCTTAGGCGGAACTGAGTTTGCGTCTGCTGACGAACTAGCAAATGCACTCAAGCAACAAGGGGCAACAGGTGGTGCTAGCAAGGTTGCAGCAAACCAACTGTCCGACGGCAGTGCGATTACTTTTGGCAAACACAAGGGCAAAGAATGGAATGAAGTGCCTCGGTCATATCTTGATTGGCTGATTAATCGTGAAACAACAGACTTTGAAACTATGGAATCAGCAAAACGAGAGTTAGCAAGCCGTAATATGGTAGATAACCTTCGTGTTTTAGAGGCTACTGATGAGAAAAAGCCAAAAGAAAAAGTGAATTTAAACGATTCATATATCAAGCCCAAGAACAACGAGAGTTTGGGTTCTGTGTTAGAAAAGGTTATTCCAAATAAAATAGTAACGGAGGTTACGGAACATAACAACGGGATGAGTCCTCTTTCACAGGCTAAACAGAAGGAGAAACTAGCTAATAGATTGACGGAACTATCCGAACAGATGGGAATTAAGAAATTCATCGAACTCAAAACAAAAGAACTTGGCTCAAAGGGTTTTCACGATTGTAACAATGAAGAACTTCAAGGGCTGATAAGTGTGGCTGAGTCAAAAATACCAAAGGAGACTCTAGAACAAATTGAAAAACAGGGTGAACTTTTGGATAAGGTTCTAGACATATTTGACGGGGAAATCATTAAATGACAAAATACCCACGACATTTTACTACGGAGGAGTATAAAATGAACCAACAAAGCAAAAAAGTACTAATTAGGAAGTGGTTAGAATCTGGGAAAGCAATAACACCCAAAGAGGCATATAGTATGTTTGGCTCTATGAGACTAGCCGCAATAATACACGACCTAAAACAAGATGGGTTTAAGTTTGAAACTGAGATAATTAAAAACGGGAGGAGTAAGTATGCTCGCTACAGACTAGACCTCCCAACAACATTGTTTCCTAATTAAATGACTCATCCATCGAAGAACAAGGGGAACAGGGTTGAACGATTGGTAGTCAGCATCCTAGAATCTTTAGGATGCGACTCCCAAAGAGCTTATGCTAGCAATGGTTTGTCTCTTGGGGAACACGAAGAGTGCGACGTTGTTTCAAACATTAACGGGAAAAGGTGGCGATTTCAAGTAAAGGCTAGAAAGAAAGTAGCGGAATGGATAAAGCCTAATATGAATGTCGTCGATGCTCAAATAATAAAATCAGACAGAGAGGAACCCTTAATCGTTATGCCATTAAAAGCATTCGTACAGGAGATTCAAAATGCCCGACAATAAACCGCCTGCGTTTTTCTTCTATGCGGGCGACTTTCTGTCGAACATAGATGTTGCCTTTATGGATATGGAACTTCGGGGGGTCTACATTACCTTGCTAGCATATAGCTGGCTTGAGCTGGGACTCCCTGATAACGACGAAAAGCTAGCCAAATTAGTACAAGCGAAAGACGAAGAAACTTGGCAGAGGTACAAAAAAGGTGTCCTGTCTGCCTGTTTTCAGTTGAACGACGGAGTTTGGACTCAACGGAGACAAGAACGTGAAAGGGAGAGAGCAGATAAAAAACACGAAGGGCAAAGACTAGGCGGTAAAAAGGGTGCTGAAAACAGATGGGCAAAGGAGAAACGCACAAATACGCACACAAAAGGGAATGGGGTAGCTATAGCTTCTGAAGTAGAAAGAGAGTTTGAAAATGAGTTTTGGTCTGTATATCCTAGAAAGGTAAGAAAGAAAGATGCTTTGAATAGTTATAAGAAAGCACGTAAGTCTATTACGGCAGATGTAATTAAAGATAGCATTAATCAACACTTAAAGGGTATTTGGGCAGAGAAGGAAATTCGTTTTATCCCACACCCGTCAACTTGGTTAAATGCAGAAGGTTGGAATGACGATGCTAGCAAGCCAGACGCTGTGACTGGCAAAGTTCCTGCTTTTACGATTCGAAAAGTTTGTGCCGTATGTGGAGAAATCAAAGACGGATGCGCTAGAAACTCCTATGATGTTTGTAGGAAACATACTCCGTCTATGAAAATGGAGGACGAAACAAAGGCAATGCTTGACGACGTTCTTGTACAGGCGAATGCTATTCGTCAAGAGTTAGGCTTGAATTTGATAGGAGAAAAGTAATACATTAGCAAGCCTTTTTTGTTTATTGGGAGATGGTCTCCCGATTTTAGAAAAGGTGACAAATGTCAACGGGTGTTAGGCGGTTGGCTCTTTCTAGCACTCAAAAATTCGGCACATTAGAGAGAAATCTTAGGCTAGCATTTCAGTATGCTCCTCCCTTTACGTACTATGCTAGCCTTTGCCGAATGCTAAAGGAGTAGCAATGAAAAAAGAAAAAGTAGAACAACAGAGAAATCATTTGGGCGGTCACTTGAAAAACGTGATTGTTCACTTGGACGATGTAAACTTCCGTATTATGACCGAATGCGAAAAGGCGTGGGGGAATCGGAATTATTCAAAAAAGGACGTTATTCGGGCTATTAGGGGCATCCTAGGACACTCGAATAGGTGGGTGCAGGCTCCAAAGAAAGAAGTGTTACAATTTCATCCGTTAAAAAAGTATAATGACGAGAAATGGTGGGATGAAAAATATAAAACTGACACACAAACCATTGACAAAGAACTATTAGACACAATATTCCCAAATATGAAAGACTTGGATGATATGTTAATTGATAAAAATAAACTACTTGAGCATAATCAAAAACAAGCTTAATTTTGGTAGTCGTGTTGGTCTGCATATAAGAGTAAAAACTCGCTAGCACATATTCCCTAAATGACCACAATACGTTATTGGTTGTGGTGACATAAAAAAAGGGGGATGGCATTTTGCCATCCCCCTTCTCCTTTTCTAGTCGGGTTGCGGAAACTAAAAAAGGTTAAGCTGTATATATTGATTCTCTGCATCTCCTACATTGTTTACGTCCTAGCTTATATGTTGGGAAGTTTTCATAATATAAAACTTTTGAAGTCTGATATTGCATTTCCCACACCACATTACAACTTTTACACAAATTTAATCGCTTAGATACGGCTCTGTGTGTTTTATACACCTTTTGTTTCATTATTCGTCCTCATCATCTATGTCAGATATTTCAAATCCCCAATCAATAGCATCCCAACCACTTTCTGTCGCACTAGACTCTATGCGTTTAGACAAATCCTGTAAATTGCTAGAAATATCTTCGTCGGTCATATGTTTTACTTTGTCTCCATACCAATGACGCACATCTGAAACGCACCAATAGTTCGAGTGCATAGTGCTAGCATCTTGTGGCGGGCTTAGGATTATGCCATAATTATCAAGAAGTGGGTGGGTTCTCTCCAATGTGTCTTTTGCTAATTTTTCAATCGCCTGTGGGGAGAGGGTCTGGAGATATGCTAGACAAAATGCTAACCCCTCCACATTACCTCTGCACCTTTCTTCGTCTGATGAGTCCGTGTCTGATTTTTCGTATTCTAGCAGGTCAGCCTTATTGTCTAAAAGGCATTCAGCTATGTGTTTGAGTGGGTCTGATTCAGAATAGTCTGATATTATTTTAGTCATTTTATTTTCTCCTTTGTTTTTCAATCTCCGCACGTTTCTGTGCTAGCATTATTTGTATTCTAGTCGGTATAACTACTTCTTGGTCGCAGTAAGAACAACACCTTCCGTCTGCAACGGGTTCTGCATTACAACCATCCTCCCAAAGAACTTTCTCGTCGCTATTTCTGACAATAATATCTATTGGCTCTGAGCAAATTACACAAGTTCTAGATTTTGAAGGTATCCTGTGTGTATTTTTTGAATCGTATTTCATTACTCTTCGTTCTCCCTTGTTGTGTCATACTTGTCGGTATGAGGTGTTAGGTAATCATATAGTATAATGTGACCAACTATATAAACATATAAATTAACAATTTTTTCTAAATCAAAATAGCCGTCCATACTTTGAATCTCTCCATAGGTGTCCTCTTCCCAATCTTTAATTGTGGTTAGGATAGTGAACCAATCACCGCCAATCCACTCCTTACACTCATATGTGCCTATCAAATAGTACCCTACGTTAAATAATTCGTTGTGTAATTCTTCCCAATCATCTACACCTTCGTAGTCATCCACATTATCGAGTATATATTCCTTAATCTCTGCATATCTTGGAAGTGTGCTTGCTATTAAATCACTCATATATTGTTACCCCATATTTTTGTAGTTCTAATCCCATTTTTCGGAGTTGAAGCGAAATGCTAGCAAGCGATTCGATGCAAGCTGACAACCTTTTTCGTCCGCTTAGAGACGACGATTCTTTTTTTATATCAGTTAATTCTGCTATAACTTTTTGTATATTATTCATCGCTATCCCACCCTATACGTTCATATTTCCTCCCCAATATTACCATCTTGTGCTTGACAGATTGAAGTTCGTGATATATCACACATAGTTCGTCTTGTTGTTCGTCATTTAACTCATTCAATGCGTCGTCGTCGAGTAAATCCCAAGCAATTTCTTCTAATTTTTTTTCTACTGACTTGATATACTTAATTATTTTATCCATTGCTATTCCCCCCCTATAGTTTCATAC